AGAAAGATTCTCTCCTGGTACTCCAGCTGCTCTTAATTTTGCCACTGCTTGGAAAATTAAAGATGCAGACATAGCTGTTGAAGCTGATCCGACAGTTGTTGAAAAACCACCGAATAAAGCTGTTAAGTCTTTGTCTATTTTTTTTGCAATTGCCTCACCAAACAGTCTGCCGATATCTGCTGCAACGTTTCTTGGAGCTGCGTTTCTACCTAGATCTGTTAGGGTCGTCATGATTCCATGTTCTGAACAAGTAATTGTTTTAGAAGTTGGATCGATTGCTGTGTTAGATAAATCAGATGCCTCCGATACAGCCGCTGCTGAAACAGCAGAGTATATTGGAACTTCAACTGACTTTCCACCACCTGTTACGGCATAATTTCTTACAAGTGGTCTCATAATTGATCTCTCACTTGCTACGAACAATGCCTCTGCCACTATCTCTGTATATAGTTCCGATAGTGTAGAACTTGTGCTTTCGTTTGCCATTGTTGTTTACCTATTGTTTATTGTTTAAGTTAATTTGAGTAGGTTTCGAGTCTCGTATTTTTCGATATTCTGCATATCTTTTACGATCCTCTGGCTTACTCATATCTAAGTCCTGAATATTAAATGGTTTTACAGTTTTACCTTCCAATGCCGACTGGCTTCCTGAACCAGCTAATGACCCTTGACGGAAATGTGGGTTCGCATCTAAAAACTCTACGACACGATCTTCTATCGTAAAAAGTTCGCCTTTTGAGTTATATCTGATATTGCTATTATTATCAAGAATTTCAATCCTATTGTCATCAGATAATCTAACTTGATTTTTTACAAGCTCGACTACTTGAGCTGGGTTTATAGCTTTATGCTTTGAAGCGATAGATAATACTGAGTTATCTATTTTTTCTTTTTTAATAGAGTTTTGAAGACGTTGTATATCTGCATCCTTACTTGCTATTCTCTCTTGCATAAGTTTTTCAAGATCAGCTTTTGTTTTAGCATCTTTGATCTCTTGCTCTTTTTTACGTTCATCATCTTTTTTTTGTATTTCAGCTAGAGCTTTCTCTTGTTTTGCTTTCTCTGCACCAAGTCTAGTTTGTATAATTTTATCGACTTGTTCTTGTGTAAACTGAGGTTGAGTTTTATTATCAGCTTGAGTTTCTTTTACTTCCACTGCTGGAACGTCTTTTTGCGGTTGACTAACCTGTTCTTTTTCTGACATTTTTGCTCCTATATTATTAATTGTCCGTCTTCGTTATACCAATCAGGGCTAACGTAAGACCACTGATGCCTACAATTATATCCGCCTCTAACAACTAATGGATCGCCTGGTTTTTTACCATCCCACGATTGTTGAGACCATAGTCGTCTAACTTCAGCAACAGTGAAAACATTACTGCTTCGTTTTTTATATACACCACTAAGGATGTTTCTGCAAATACGTCTTGTTGTAGGTATAATATCACCAAAGTATTTTATATGAGTTAACCCTGCTTCACCTGCTTTAAAAGCATTTACCTGTGCATCAAACTCTCGCAAACCATCATTTAATATCTGCGATGCAAATTTCCTCATATTATCACCAGCTCTATCTCTACCAAATTTAGACTGCAAAGTTTGTACTGCTTTATCAACCTGTACTTGCATAGACTTTTTATTTTTATTTTTTTTTACAAATTCAGCTAATCGTTGTGCTTCTGCATCATTTGATTTACTATATATGCCGTTTATTGTTTGACGTAATTCCTTCTCTAGCTCAACAAACTCTCTACCAACTAAAGTGTTTTGATAAACTTTATCTGCTAGTCGTTTTGTAAACGTATTTGATACATCTTTAAATTGAGTGAAGGTTTGTAATTTTAAATTTTGTATTAATGCTAAATCCCCCTTTGTAAGTTCTTGAAAGGCTACAGGTATATTACCTATTCCTTTAAAAGCCCTTTCTATTCTTTTTGCCTGTCTATTAAAACCTTTTTTTGTAAGAGTATCTGCCCAAGCTAAAAACTCTGTTTGTAAAACTGTTCTTATTTTAGGTCTGATTGCTATTGCTGCTTGAAGCTCTATTAATTTACCTGCTTGAGTAGGAAGTTCCTTTCCAGCGAGTCTTACTACATCATCTTCTATTTTATCTAAAGTCCTTTGTAATGTTTGGTAGTATTCTTGCTCTGCTCTATCTAAATTTTTGATTCGATATATTGTGAATTGTCTTACTTTATCAGCCATAAAAATTACTTATCACGAAACTTTGAATTTTCCAAAAAGTCTTTTTTTCACTTTTTTCGCCTTTTGTTTATGCGGTTGATTTACGGACACAATTCACTTTACTAACTAATATGCCATAAGTGCAAAAGTCGATTTGGTATAATTAGTTATGAAAAATATAAATCATAGAAAGGAGGTAATTATATGAATATGCCACTTGTTGCATTTGAGGATAAAAAAATGAATCCTCTACCTTTAAAAGGCCACGTGCAAATGTCTAATATGGTTGATGTTAACTTAGCTCTGATTGATAAATTCTTCGTTGGAAAAGAAGTAAGAGTTTATTGGAGTTCAGTTGGTCACCAGCTAAATGCAGATGGTCACTTTGTTACATCTATCTGCGTTAGAGGTAAATTAGAACATCAAGGTGAATGGTATAGAGTATTAGTTAATAACGATACTTATTGCTATTTTGCTTTTGAAGATATTTTAACGATGATGGTTAGATCAAAAGAATCAAAAAGACCTAACTCAATCGCTTTAATATCGCCTAAAAATAATTAAAGACTAACTAAAAAGTGGAGGGGGTTTTATACCTCCTCCTCTTCAACATTCTCTTCTTGAACTTCATCTTGAGTAAACTGACCCACCTCTGCTTGACCATTTATTTCTTCAAAGGCTTGGTTTAAAGTATCGTCATCATCAATAACTGTTCTTACTATTTCTTTATCTACCTCTTTATTAAACGTTGGTGATTGTAAGTTCATAGCTTTTGCCATTGAGAAAAATTGAATGTCAGTGGCGTAGTCACGAATATTGAACGAATCTGGGTAGCTTATCTCACCATCAAAAGTAGTATTTTGAAATTGAGCATATAATCTAAATAGCTGCTCCTCTGCTATTTCTAAATTGTCCGCTTTATCAGATAGTCTAGCATTTAATAATTCAAATTCTGTTTGCAAAGCTATACCTGATGAAACTTGTTGTTTGGTAGTTCTAATAGCACCTGTATGAGCTATTCTATTTATAGCCTCGACCTTATGCTTAATTGAATCCATAATGGATTGTAAGTTAGCTCCTGATGGTTGTAGTAAATATGGTTTTAAATTTGAGTCTATTTCTTCAGGCATTTCTATCACTGCACCTGCACCTGCACTAGCATTTACACTTGGAGTTTTTACTAATGATGGATGGTTTGTTAATCTAATAAGTTGTTCTATTTCTGAATATTCGTTGTAAATAGCTTTTTGTAAGTCTGCGATGTCAGTAAGGTCTGACTGGCCAATCCCACGTTTGTGTGATTTGGAATTGTATAAAATAACTGCTGGTATTTTGCCAATCAGATTATCGGCAGTATCTATAACTTGAGGCTCTAATTGATCTTTTTGATAAAGAGTATCTATTCTATCAGGATACCATATTCTAAAATAACTTCCTCCATCCTTATCAACTTCCTCACGTATTTTTAAGTAGTCTAAATAATACTTTCCATTTACCTCACGTTTAAAATTCCAATCTAAAACGTTTTCAGGTGTTACTAATGAAAGGTAGGGTCTTATTTCCTGGTTTAGCTCATCTGCCCTTGTTCTTGCCTGGATATTTGGTTTGTCTAAAATCATAAAGCAATGGCCATAGATAGACGCATAATTTTGAGCTTGTTTTATAACACTATTAAAATTGTTTCCTTCGAGGTCAGCATCTTTTAAGAATGATTCTAAACTAGGCTCGTTGATCATTGATCCAAAATTTCTAGATGGTTTTACTCTAAATAGAAACGATGAATATATTTGTATAATATTTTTACAATGGTTATCGCATGGAGTGTTTCCAAGTCGTTGATTGAACTCGTTATCTAATTCTAAATTGTATCTGTTTAAATATTGACCGACAGTATAATCATAGCCTCCATTATAACTTCTAATGTAATACTCCCATAAGGTTATAGTTTCTTTATAATCTTTATGAGTATCGAGTGCCTCGTCTTTGCTGTAAGCCATGTTTACCTTTTATATTCCATCGTTGCGGATCACTAATAGGACTTTTTAAAGTTAAAGGTTTCACATAATCGATTAGATAACCAACCGCATCATTCATATGATCGAAACCCTCCTCTTTATCAGGAATATTAGTGTTTTCCTTATATACCTGTCGTTGTAATCCTTTTATAATAGTTTTACAAGATTTGCTAATAAAAATATTTCTATACCCATTAGAATCTTTAAGTCTTGAATTTACATTGTTAACTCTGTCTCGTATAGCAGTATGTTTTAGTTTTGCTTTAACTGTAAAACCTGCATTTTGTAATATGGATAAGTCTGTTCTGCCACCTGCACTTGTTTTACGTTGTCTACAAGCTGGATCAGGATATATAAATATTTGTGCTTTAGATCCATATCTGTCTCTTATTTCCTGGCACATCTCATCGGTATTTGATGAGTAAATTATTATCTCATCTGCAAAATATATTCTATCTCTATCAATTTGAGCTACAGCACACGACATCGGATCTACGTTGAAATCCATCCCAATATGTAAAGGTTTTTTCCAGTCTATTTTATAATCTACTACACTCTCTACAGGGTGGAAGTTATAATAAACAGCTCCTGCGTAATTTTCAAAAGTTCCCTCAAACTCCTGTCTAAAGGTTCTAATATCTACATCTTGTTTAGCTTGTTCTAATTCTTCTTTTGTTACCATTCCACCTTGCAGAGTTGTATATTGAAAAGACTCCCATTCAGGATCTTGCTTTCCTTTGAGATAAAGCTCATAGCTCCAATTACCAAAGCCTCTCGGTGTTCCTGTAAATAAAACCTTTGCCTCTTTATCAGAACAAGAAGCTCGTAATACCTCAAACCAAGTACGTTTATCTATATCTGCAAACTCGTCTAATACTAAAAAATTTAAACCTGTTCCACGTAAGCTATCAAAGTTCTCAGCACCTTTTAGTGATATAATACTATTTGTTTTTCTAATTCTAATAGTAAGGGTTGTTTCGTTTATATCCTCAATCCAATTATATTTTGCTAAAGTTTGTTTTAGATCACTCCAGCATATTTCTTTTGCCATTTTAAAAGTAGGAGCTACATACCATATAATTTGATTTGGTATAGCTGCCTGTTTCATCATCTCAACTATTGTTAAAAAGGTTTTACCAAACCTTCTACCGCTTATAAGAACTCTGAATCGCTTGTTGGAGTGACTGACCTGATACTGCGGACTTGTAAGTTTTATCTTCATAGCAATCAAACTTAATAAATATTTTATGTTTATTGACTTCTTTTCTGCCTAACTCTTTTGTTTTATCAATAGATTCTTGATATCCATCCATAAGACACGAATAAACATCATCATACTTTTTTGGAAAAGCATGAGGGTCAAGGCAGATCCCCTGATAACCTGAACACATAATAATTACTAATATAAATTTCATAATATCTCATAAAATAAATTACTTGCTTAAGGTAACAATCTTAACAATTTTTTTTGCTCCCATATAAATTTCTGTTTGAGCTTTTACTTTTTTACAAGAGAACTGAACTCTGTCTGGTCGAACTTCTCTCTCGGCTATTCTTTTTGACTTGAGGCAGTCTGACATCTTTTCTTTATAAGTATGTTCTACAATATCTCCTTTTAAAAACATTAATAATGCTACGACTGTTTCAATCATTTTTGACCTCCGTTTGCTCTAACTTTATCTTTAACTACTTCTAGTTGCTCCATAATTTTATCTACATCTTTTTGCAACCTTTGTATATTAACTTTATTGTGCATCATAGACTCCATTTGCTCTTGTATTTTTTCAACATCCTTTATTAAATCCTCGATAAGAAGGAACTGCTCAGAGTCCGCTGGTAAACTACCAAGCTCACCTAAAGGCCACTTAATTCTAAACTCAGTATTCATTTCTATATCCTTTGAGTTCAGTTTATTTTGAGTTTCTAAAACATTGATACGTTCAATAACCGAGAAACCAAACCAGGCTCCAACAAGACACGCACCGATGATTGTAATTAAATTTTTGGCAGGGAGCTGGATACCTGTGTCTTCAGAAAGGTTAAGTCGCTTTGTCATAACTTGAAACCTTTTTGCCAAGTTCTCATAGCCCAAAAAGCAGGTGATAAACTCTTTTGTCCT